GTAAATGGCAGAAGTTCTATGATCCAGGAAAAAATGACAACGAACGTTCACCTTTGAATGAGGTATATGACGAGTTAATGTCAACAGGTCGTGAATCCGACAAACAATTAGCTATACAATACAAAGCACGTAAGTTTTATATTGTTAAAGTAATTGACCGTGATCACGAAGAAGATGGTGTTAAATTTTGGAGATTTAAACACAATTACAAACAAGAAGGAATCCTTGACAAAATTATTCCGATTTGGAAATCAAAAGGTGATGTTACTGACTCTGATAATGGACGTGACTTAATCCTTGAACTTACAAAGGCAAAGACACCAAAAGGTGCAACATATACGGTTATCCAAACCGTTATGTATGACGATCCAACACCAACACATGAAGACGCTGAACAAGCATCAACATGGATCAACAATGAGTTGACTTGGGAGGACGTATACTCTAAGAAACCTGTTGAATATCTTGAATCAATTGCAAGAGGTGAAACTCCACGTTGGGACACTGACGCAGGAAAATACATCTACTCAAATAATCAAGAAGAAGAGATTTCTATGGGTGGAAGTGTAAAGTCTGAAGTTAAAAAGGCTGATCCTCAGTCTAATCAAGAAGTTGACGAAGATTTACCATTCTAATTAAACTTTAACATGGACACTTGGAAATACTGAGTGTCCATATTTTTTAAAATCAAAAAAATGAGCAAAATAGCAGAAAAAATGTATGAGGCATTGTCCTTAAAATATCGTAGTGAAATAGCTGAAGCGGAAGCAACATTATTAGTTTATTTAACTTCACCTGTTGGTATTGGTGAACACCCACAACATCTTGAAGAAATGGATAAGTTGGTTGAAAAATTCGCTAATGCACAAGATAAACTTGAGTCATTGGAAAAAATTCGTAAATATAATTCAGTAATTACACAATAACATGGCGATAAGAAAAAGAGAAATATCTTTAGAGTCAATCAAAGATAAGTACTCAACAAAAACAAAATACAAACCAGAAAGTTTTTATAATCTTGGGGAGGCTTTTTTGGGGTCATCTGGATTACCGGGACCTATTATGGGTGGTATAAATATGTTTTTAGGTCATTCAAATACTTCAAAAACAACGGCAATGATCCTTGCGGCAGCAGATGCTCAGAAAAAAGGACACTTACCTATTCTTATTATTACTGAGAAAAAGTGGTCTTGGGAACACGCTATTGAATTAGGGTTACAGGCTGAAAAAAATGAACTTGGTGAGTATGACGGTATGTTTATATTTAATGATTCGTTTGATGTAATTGAACAAGCAACTGAATTTATTAATAATATTCTTGACGCTCAAGAAAAGGGAGAGATTCCTTATAGTTTATTATTTTTGTGGGATAGTATTGGTAGTGTACCTTGTCAGATGACTTTTGACGGTAAAGGTGGTGGAATGCACAACGCAAAAGTATTAGCGGATAAAATTGGTATGGGAATTCATTCAAGAATATCAAAATCTAAAAAAGAAGACTACCCATATTACAATACTTTAGTGATCTTAAATCAGCCTTGGGTGTTACTTCCTGATAATCCATTTGGACAACCTGAAATCAAGGCTAAAGGTGGTGAAGCGGTATGGTTGGCATCATCATTAGTGTTCTTATTTGGTAATCAGAAAAAAGCGGGTATTAGTCACATTGACGCCACTAAGAATGGTAGAAAAGTGTCGTTTGCAATTAGAACAAAAATTTCTATATTAAAGAATCATGTTAATGGTCTTGGATATAAAGATGGTAAGATCATTGCAGTACCACAAGGTTATATTACAGACACAAAAGAATCTTTGGATAACTATAAGAAAGAATATTCTGATTATTGGGAAACAAAATTAGGATATTCAGATTATTCTTTATCCGAATCTGATGATGACTCTGACGAGTAAAAAGTATTTTCAAACGACTTAAAAAATTTAAATGGTCAAAACATTAATTGTTGATGGTAACAATTTATTAAAAATAGGATTTCACGGAGTTAAGGATTTTTATAATAATGGGGAACACATTGGTGGGACTTGGCATTTTCTTAACACAATTCGTAAATTTTTAGAAGAAACTAATTTTAATAAAGTTATGGTCTTTTGGGATAGTGATACAAACTCATCACAAAGAAAATTAATATATCCAAAATATAAGATGAATCGTAAGTCTTCCCCTAATGATGAAGAGAAGACTGATTCATTTAACAAACAAAAAACAAGGGTTAAACAATATCTTGAAGATATGTTTATAAGGCAATTAGAGGTTGAAAATTCGGAAGCGGATGATCTTATTGCCTACTATTGTCAAATCTCTTTAGATGAAGAGAAAACGATATTCTCAAGCGATAAAGACTTAACTCAATTAATTTCAGAAAAGGTATTAATCTATTCACCAAACTTAAAGTCGTATTATAGATTTGGGGACAACATTAAATTTAAAGATTGTTCTATTCCTCATTATAATGTTATGACATTTAAGATCCTTGCTGGTGATACTTCGGATAATATTGACGGAATAAGTTTAATGGGTGAGAAAACTTTAATTAAATTTTTCCCTGAAATACTTGATTTGAAGACATCTTTAACCGATATTTTAACAAAGGGTGAGTTATTGTTAAAAGAACAAAAAACAAATGTTGTTTTAGGAAATCTACTCAGTGGAAAAACCAAAGAAGGTATTATGGGTGATGATTTTTTTAAAATCAATAAAAAACTTGTAGATCTGTCAGAACCTTTAATTGATGAAAAGGGTAAAGAAATGGTTAGGGAATATTACTCTGAATCGATGGATCCCGATGGGAGAGGACATAGAAACCTAATTAGAATGATGATGGACGACGGATTCTTCAAATACCTACCAAAAGGTGATGACTCTTGGGTTAATTTTTTAAAACCATTTTTAAAATTATCAAGAAAAGAAAAAACAAAATTTAGAAACAAAAAGTAAAAACAAAAACAAGATGAGAGATCAAGATGTAACAAAAGTTGAATTCCTATTAATGTGTAATGATAACATTGTAGTACAACGTTTTTTTAATGTTAAAGGGTTTAACAAAACTGCTCACAAATCTGAGGACTTTTATGATCATATGAGTATGGTATGTCGTAAATTACAATATGATTTAAAAATGAGATCAGTGGTCTATATGTTAGACAACAAATATGAAATTTCTGAGAACCCAGAGATTTTAAATACGTCAATTACTGACGGTGATGAAAATTTTAACCTTTATATTAAGGTTGGAGACCTGACAATTTGTCAGAGAAGGTTTGACGCTAAAGTGTACCCACCAAAGGTAAGATATACCGTAGACCTACGACCAAAGCTAAAAGGTATACTAAACGACCTGACTGACATTTTTTCAGGCAAAAATTTTAATTATTTTTACCCTGAATTTATCCAAAACTAATAGTATTTATCTTTACTGACAGAAGGAGAATTATGGCGACAAACAAAAATTTTGAGTATCTAGGAAACACATTCCAATTACAATTACTTAATCAAATTATTTTAGATAAAGATTTTTCACATTCAATTATTGATGTGATTGAAAACAATTATTTTGAAAATAAATACTTTAAAATAATTACCCAAATGATCAGAGAGTATTATACAAAATATGATCACACACCATCATTTGAGACACTAGAACAGATTACTAAATCTGAATTACAACAAGAGATTGCATCCAAGATAGTATTGGATACAATTAAAAAAATTAAGGATGCACCTATTGATGGTGTAGCTTTTGTACAGGAAAAGGCGTTAAAGTTCTGTAAACAACAGGAACTTCAAAAGGTTATGACCAAAGCTCAAAAAATCATTGATGGTGGTGAATTTGAGAACTATGATGCCCTTGAGGAAATGGTTAGAGGAGCTTTACAAGTAGGAGCTAAAGACACAAATTCAATGGATGTCTTCTCCAATATTGATCAGGTCCTTGATGAAGACTACAGACACCCAATTCCAATGGGAATACCTGGAATTGATAGACTATTGAAAGGTGGTTTAGCTAAAGGTGAGATTGGGGTTATATTAGCACCAACAGGTGTGGGTAAATCTACCGTTTTAACTAAAATTGCAAACCACGCATTTAACTTAGGAAACAACGTACTTCAAATCTTTTTTGAAGATAATCCAAAGGTAATTCAAAGAAAACACTACACACTTTGGACTAAGATTCATCCTGATGAATTATCAGAAAAAAGAGACGAAGTTATCAAAAAGGTTAAAGATATTGAGGAATCTATGTCAAATAAGTTAATTATGACTAAGTTACCATCTGATACGGTAACTATGTCACAAATTAAGAATCAAATCAGAAAGATGGTTGCTGATGGTAATAAGATTGATATGGTATTACTTGATTACATTGACTGTGTTGTTCCTGATAAGAATTTAGGTGATGAATGGAAGAGTGAGGGGTCTGTAATGAGAGCATTTGAAGCAATGTGTCACGAAATGGATTTAGTTGGATGGACTGCAACACAAGGTAATAGAAGTTCTATTTCTTCTGAGGTTGTAACAACTGATCAAATGGGTGGATCAATTAAAAAGGCACAAGTTGGTCACGTTATTATTACGGTTGCAAAAACACTTCAACAGAAAGAAATGAAATTAGCAACAATAGCAATTACAAAATCAAGGGTTGGTGATGACGGAGTTGTATTTGAGAATTGTAAATTTGATAATGCAATGTTAGACATTGACACCGAGAGTTCTATGACTTTCTTAGGTTTGGAAGAACAAAAAGAAGAAAGACAACGAATGAGAGTTAAAGAGTTGTTAGAAAAAAGACAACAAAGACAAAAAGACGAAACAAAAACTAATTAATTTTAAGAAAAAAATGGAAAAAATATTAAAGGAAAACCCTAACAGGTTTGTTATCTTCCCGATTGAACACAATGACATATGGGAATACTACAAAATGCATCAGGCGGCGTTTTGGACGGCTGAAGAAGTAGATTTAACTAATGACATTCGTGATTGGGAAAAATTAACAGATAATGAAAAGTTCTTTGTTAAGAACGTATTATCATTTTTTGCCGCTTCTGATGGAATTGTAAATGAAAATTTAGCGGAAAACTTCTATCGTGAAGTACAATATCCTGAGGCTAAGTTTTTCTACGGATTTCAGTTAGCGATGGAGAATATTCACTCATTAATGTATTCGTTATTGATTGATACATACATTAGTAATCCAAAAGAAAAAGATGAGTGTTTTAATGCAATTGAGAACCTACCAGCGGTTAAGAAAAAAGCTACATGG